TATTGGCACAAAGGCGATGTCGTATTTCGTGTCTCCGACACAGAATCGGTTCGATATTGTGTGCCTTATACAAATAAAGTAATACATATAGTTGGAGTTTATTCAGTAAATGCAATTAGCCTATATTTAGACTCATATCCAGTAGCATCAAAATCTTTGTCTTTATTTAAATTTACAAATACAACAATTACTTTACAGGCGGGACCAACTCTAAATTCAGGAGATACTTTTATTGTAGATGCTCCAGCAGTTTATAGATATAGCTTAAATCCATCTTCAATTAAAAGACATAACCTAGAGGGAAATGTTTCTACAAAAGCAATCAATGTTGTATACCCAGATGGCGGAATTTTGTTTACTGGAACAGATGCAAATATAAAAGCAGTCATGGATTATTCATATCCCGCAAGCAAGCCTTGGTCAGACTTTGTAGATGATAATACTTATTATAGCAATAAGGGATATATCTCTTTTTATGAGACAGAATCAGTTGAATCTAAAACATTTATAATGGAAGATTTCCTGATCATTCCGTCTCAATTAGAAATAAATACATCTAAGATTGAATGGCGGAATAATTTAGGAATAACAGTAGAGTCTAGCGTAGATGGAACAAATTGGACGGCATGTAGTAATGGACAACCATTACCCCAATATAACTTAGATACATTTGATTCAAGTAATAATCTATATATTAGAATTACTATGTCTACTACAGATGCCAGCAAATTCCTGCCTAAATTATCATTCTTCTGTATAACATTTTATTCAGATAGAACTATTTATGCAGATAATTATGGAGATAAAATTACATCAGATTCAGACTATTATTTAGGATCATTAAATTATCCTATTCTATCTCGTCATTATATGAATGGAATTAGGCCTAAAAATACTACTGGATTTGATTTGGCTACCGCCAACTCTGTGAAGTCCGTAGAAATGTTCTTTACACCGCTTACGTTGGCCGCTAACACCCTATTGTACTCTTCTGGGGGTACGACTACCAGATTTGCCTGGAATGGCTCAGGAACCCTTTCTAAGGCTAATATCAGCAAGGTGTATATAAATAATGTAGATGTCTCGTCTGCTACAAATATAACTAGTTATTTAGTAGAAGAGGAACCACATCATATTGTTATTATATTTACCACCCCAATTACTGGAACTATTAAGTTTAATTATGAGACTTCTGGCGGACCAAGTAACCTTTATAAGAATATTGCCACCTATGAATCTGAATTGACGGCGGGCAAAGTAGAGACCCATTTTGAACTATATACAGGAAAGCCTGTAGAGAGCATATCAGAATCTGCCATCACCCTGACAGAACAAGAGCCAGAATACTATAATAATGACTGGGTGGTAGTACAAAGTATTTAATTTTGTCATCTTACCTGACAAAAAGCTGGACTTAGACCATAAAGAGTGGTAAAATAAAAACAATGGATACTGGAAAGATTAAATATACTGGCATTGAAAACGAAACACGTTTAGGTATATATGTCTGGGAAATGCCAGACGGACGCTGGATTGGCGATGATGACGGAAATTATCTTTCAGTTACAGCCATAAAGGGCAACAGGGCCAAGATCGATGCTCTTGCAAGAGAGGTTAGATCTTATGGTATTTATGACGGACAGCCAAAGTTTTTGGAAGGCCGCCGTAAAATTGATGATGAAGAATTTGAATACCAGCAACAAAGACTTGCTTGGGGCTTAATTCCAGATCCACTAGATATAGGAAACTATAAGGACGAAATGAAAAAGGCAGGAAACGATAATGGAAGATAATACTCCAGATATAGAGATTTCAAATACCGCAGATTGGGTAGATTTTTATTCAACAAAAGTAGAAAAGACAACTGACCCATTTAAGGTAGAAGGCGAAGACCTTGTAAAGATTGCTGGTCTATCTCCCGCATTCCGTCGTAAAATGAATCGTGATATTCAAAAGAGTTTTACTGGTATTGATGGTGCTCAAACACAACAGAACTTATTGCAGGCGGCAATTACAGGATATGCAATGTTCGATCTTGTTGAACCACAATACAACCTAGAAGTACTATCTAAAATTTATGAAATATCTCCATACAACTATGCAGCAATTAATGCTAAAGTCTCTAATATTGTAGGACTAGGTTTTGATTTTATTGAAACCCGCAAAACAATTGAAGCAATGGAAGAATTATCAGATGAACAGGTAACACGAGCACGTCGTAAATTAGACAGACTTCGTCAAGATTTGCATCAATGGTTAGAAGATTGCAACGAAGAAGAAACATTCAAAGAAACACTTATTAAGTTTTATACAGATATTGAAGCAACAGGAAATGGCTACCTAGAAATTGGTAGAACAACTTCTGGAAAGATCGGATATATTGGACATATCCCAGCAAAGACAATGCGTGTACGTCGTCTTCGTGATGGCTTTATTCAATTGCTATATGGCAAAGCTGTTTATTTCCGCAACTTTGGAGATCAGGAAACCCCTAACCCAATTGCAGGCGGACTAGATAGACCTAATGAAATTATCCATGTAAAGAAATATACACCACAAAATAACTATTACGGTATTCCAGATATTGTATCGGCAGCAAATGCCATGACTGGAAACGAGTTTGCAGGCAAATATAACTTAGACTACTTCGAGAATAAAGCAGTTCCAAGATATATTATTACTGTTAAGGGCGCTAAGCTATCTACAGAGTCAGAGCGTAAATTGCTTGAATTTTTCCAGGTTGGATTAAAGGGTAAGAATCACAGATCTCTATATATTCCACTTCCTCCAGATTCACCAGACTCAAAGGTTGAATTTAAAATGGAGCCAGTTGAGGCAGGAACCCAGGATTCATCATTTAATACATATCGTAAGATGAACCGTGACGAAATCCTACTTGCCCACAGAACTCCAATAAATAAAATTGGAACTCCAGAAGGAATTAATTTGGCGGCAGCAAGAGATGCCGATAAAACATTTAAAGAGCAAGTATGTCGTCCAGCACAGGATATTCTTGAAAAGAAAATAAATAGATTAATTAAAGAAATGACAGATGCCCTAGAAATTAAATTCAATGAATTATCTCTCACAGATGAGGATACTCAATCTAAGATTGATGAGAGATATTTGAGAATGCAGGTAATTACCCCTAATGAGGTAAGAACCCGTAAGGGCATGGTTCCACTAGATGGTGGCGATGAGCCAGTTATATTAAAGCCACAACAACAGGCAGAAGTCAGGGCCCAGGCTGGGAATACCAGAACTAGAGACCAAGAACGTCAAAATAATTCTCCAGATATTTCTGGGGAAGGCAGAAATGCTCAAGGAGATGGCAGACAAGTCGAGTAGTCCTACTCAACTATTATTTGCGTTATAGTAAATAACGCTATAAAATAAAGCATATGAATATTGAAAAATCTTTGTGGTCCTCGCATGGCGACAATATCAGCCTTTCCGTACCTTTTACTAAGGTCAATCGTGAAAAGCGAACTGTCTCTGGTTTTGCCACACTAGATAATTTAGATCAAACAGGCGATGTTGTTACAGCGGAAGCATCTCTAAAAGCATTTGAAAGTTTCCGTGGAAACATTCGTGAAATGCATGGACCATCAGCAGTTGGTAAGATGCTTTCATTTAAACCAGAAACTTATTATGATCCAAAGTCAAAAGAATTTTATAACGGAATTTATGTAGATGTATATGTATCAAAAGGCGCACAAGATACATGGGAAAAAGTTTTAGACGGAACTCTAACAGGATTTTCAATCGGCGGAAAGATTGTTGATTCAGAAAATGAAATCAACAAGTCTACAGGAGAGAAGACAAGATTTATTAAAGAGTATTCTTTGATGGAACTTTCAATTGTTGATTCTCCAGCAAACGAACTATGCAATGTATTGTCAATTCAAAAAATGAATGGCCAATTAGTATTTAAGGGAATGGCAACAGAGGTAGTTACAGAAAATATTTTTTATTGTGCAGATTCTGACTCAGTATTCATTTCAACAGAAGCATCTTATGACTCCCCAGTTACAGGAAAGCCAGCATCACTAATTGGTTGGGTAGAGAGTAATGATGTTAATAAATCAAAAGAGATAGATAGGATTCTTGATTCATATAAGCAATCAAGAGTGTCGTTGCCTGATACACAAATAATTGCAAAACAGGCAAACGCAGAAGGAGGTAATGAAGTGTCAGAAAATACAGAGACATTAGCAGCAGTCGAAGAGACTCCTGCTGTAGTTGAAGAAACACCAGCCGCTGCGGAAGCAGTTGCTGAAGCGCCTGTTGCTGAGGAAGCACCAGCTGCTGAAGACGCTCCTGCCGAAGTTCTGGAAAAAGCAGCCGACGTATCAGAAGTTATGGTTGATGAACCTGATTTTGCAAAGATGCTCGGTGATCTTAAGGGATTCTTCTCAGATACACTTGCAAAAGCATCTGAGGCAAACGCAGCTCAGGTTACAACAATTAAAGAAACTGTTGAAACATTCAGCAAGAGCGTAGATGCTCGAATTTCAGAATTGGCAGAACAACATGCAGCACTCTCAAAGGCTGTAGAAGATATCAAGGGCACGATTGATGGCGTAGAAAAGCGTGTCGTAGCGGTAGAATCAGAGACCGCAATTAAGAAGTCCTCAGACCTTGGCGGGTCTCAGGAAGTAGTAACAAAATCCAAATCAAAATGGAACGGTTCTTTCCTCGGTTCCGTACAGGAAATTTTTAACTAAAAAAAGGTAGGTGAAAATAAAATAATGAGCAATGAAACATTAGAAAAGGCAATGGCTGCTGGTACAGTTGACACTGGCGATTTTTCAGGTTCACTCACAGGTTCAGGCATCCACGTTGGTGCTACATCTAAGGGTGGTCTTCTAAATCCAGAGCAATCTGCCCGTTTCCTCGATTACATGTTCGACGCAACTGTAATTGGTAAGGTGGCTCGTACTGTTCGCATGAGAGCAGACACCACCGAAATTGATCGTATCGGAGTTGGAGAGCGTTTGATGACAGTTGCATCTGAAGCTGACAACACAGCAGTAAATGCAGCAGTTACTTTCTCAAAGATTTCCCTTACAACAAAGAAACTTCGCTTGGATTGGGAGCTTTCAACAGAATCTCTAGAAGATAATATTGAAGGTGCTGATCTCGAAGATCACATTGCCCGCTTGATGGCAACACAGGCAGGTAATGATATTGAAGACCTAGTTCTTAATGGAGATTCATCAGCATCTGGCTTGATGTCAGCATTTGATGGTATCGTTAAGAAAGCTAAGGCTAATGGTCATGTTGTTGATGCAGCTGGTGATCCAATCACACGTGCAACATTCAACGCAGCACTTAAGGCTCTTCCACGTAAGTACAAGCAACGTCGTACAGACCTTCGCTTCCTTGCAGGATCGAACTTGATTCAGGATTATCTATACTCAACTTCACAGTTGGGTCAATATGGTTCAGCAAACCCACAAGATATCGCTTCAAGCGTTATCCGTGGAACTGATCCAGTACTAGGTGGTCCAGCTGGATTCGTAGCACCATTCGCATTCGGTATTCCGATTGTTGAGGTCCCACTTCTTCCAGAAACACAAACAGGTACACACACAGGAGCATCAGGTTCACATGGTGACGTTCACTTGACATTCCCAAATAACGTAGTTATTGGTATCAAGCGTGACGTAACAGTTTATCGTTTCTTCTGGCCTCGTAAGGACTCCATTGAGTACACAATGTATACTCGTGTTGGATGCCAAATCGAGCAAGCAGACGCTTGGGTAGTTGTTAAGAACGTTAAGGTCGCTTCCTAATTTATAGGATTTAGATCTGCAATAAAGCCCCCTAAATTAATTTTTAGGGGGCTTTTCATTTAAATTTCTTAATGCTATAATTGATTAGCGTGGACAAGGAGAAATATATGTCATTTGAGACATTAAAGGTATCTGAACTAAAACAAATTGCAGACGATTTCGGAGTAGAAATCGACGGACTTAAAAATAAAACAGACATTATTGCAGCACTCTCAGAAGAGGGAGTAACTTGGGCGGTATATCAAAAGACCCAAAAGGATATGGAAGAGACAGAGGATATGTCAGTACAAGCACCAGCAAAGAAACCAGAATTAACAGGAGACGCAGTCTTGGTTAAAA